TGAACATCAGCGCGTCTTGATTGTATGCCCTGCTATTGTTAAACACAATTGGGCTAACGAGATAACCAAATGGTTGCAGACATCATCTTTCATCATCAACGGATGGGAAGGTGATATTGAGCAGACGCGCTTCAACATCATCAACTACGATATTTTGGAGAAGCGTCTTGACCACTTGATGGCGATTGATTATGACTGTATCATCTTTGATGAGGTTCACAGAATCAAGAATCCAAAGAGCAAGACAACCAAAGCCGCGCTGAAATTGGCTCAAGGTAAACAGGGCATTGTTGCGCTATCGGGAACACCAATCACCAACAGACCGATTGAGTTTTTCCCTTCACTGAACATGATGCTACCTGCAACCTTCCCCAACTATTTTACTTTCGCTAAGAAGTATTGCAATGCAAGATACAACGGTTTCGGCTGGGATTACAGTGGTTCATCTAATATTGACAAGAGTTATGACGGTATCACTACACCATTGAATCACATCTTACGCGACTTCATGTTGCGTCGTTCTATGGATGACCCGCGCATCGCTGGTGAAATGCCGGACTTGGTTGAAACTATTATCAATCTTGATTTACCACCGGAAGCCATCAAAGCATACAAGTTAGAATACAACTCATGGACAGAAGAATGGGTCAAGCAACAGTCTAACTTTGGTTCAACAGACGCGGGCTTTGCTCTCAATATGATGGTTCAACTCCGACGCATTGCAGGTCGCCTCAAAGTTGACGCGGCAGTTAAGTGGGCAACAACTTACTTTGAAGACAGCGGCAAACCTTTGGTTATTTTTGCGCACCATAGAGATGTGATTGAATCATTATACAATAGGTTGCGAGAGAAATTCCCAAGCACGCGCTTTATCAACGGTGAATCATCGGAAACTGATAGACAACAAAACATACTACACTTTCAACAGGGTAGTGTTGACTTTCTTATCTGTTCCACTAATGCTATGCGTGAAGGTGTCAATCTTGACCATGCTAATACAACCTTGTTTGTTGAGCGTGAGTGGGTTCCGGCATGGGAACAGCAAGCCGCGGCAAGGGTTCGTCGTATGACTCAAGAAGAGTCCACTTGTCATAAAGTGGTTCTGTCCGCTAACGATACAATAGATACTATGTTTGACCAAGTAGTAGCGGAGAAGGCTGACCTTGTGAAACGCGCTCTTGATGGTGAAACAGGGAAGACGCGTGATGAGATTGGTAAAGCATTACTGAACAAACTAAAAAGCGGAATGGGGGCGATGGTATGACAAGTGACACATTAGACGAGGATTATGTTGTTCATATCGGTAGTAGCCGTCATGCTTATTTGAAAGACTTAGACGATAAGACTTTGAAGAATAAAGCCCATAAAAGTCTGCATCGTTTAAGACAAGCGATTGTTAGAGTTGCGGCGATGAAGTCCGAGTTTGAAAGACGCGGAGAAGATGCACCGTTTGTGTTCGCTATTTCGGAATTCAATATATTCCAAATATCAACACACGCAACTGTGATAGGAGTTAGAACTTTCAATGAAGGATACCCCGATAGAGCATTAGTCATGCGTAAGGAGGAAGAAGAAGAATGAGAAGCGCGGCTGAACCTCTTGATGTTATCATACTACCATACAAAGACTGTCCGTGTGGACAACACCCTAATGCCTATGTTGATATGCTGATATACAGAACCGTTCCATACGGTATCTTCCATAAGATAGAGATTGTTTGTGATATTACAGACACAACTTACGAGATGCTACCCGCTTTTATTGAGAAAGAATAAAAAGGTTCTCCCGCTTGGAGGTGAATGTGTCGGTTTCTTTTGAAATAAGCGTCGCTGATTTTACCGACTGTGGAAGGTTAATCAAACCAAACGGTAAAGACGCGGTTCTCAAAGGCATCATCATTGATACCGACGACGGACAATCACACATGATAGAAGGTTATGACTATGCTTCGCACTTGCTTGGTGATGTTATCGTGTGTTCATGTGGCGACCAAATTGACCCCTACCAAATCGCTCTTTATACAAAGAAGCGTGAGGTAATTTTGATTCCCGCGAGATGTTGTAGTAAATTTCGCTGGTATAAAGGTGAAGAAGTATGATAGAAGATAATTGGAAGCCCACGCAAGATGATATAGATTGGACAAAAGAGCATTACACGCGTATGCAAGTTGGTGATACATGGGGTGTTGCTGATGCTGTGTTGCGTAAAGATGAAGAGAATACTCTAACTATACTACAAGCAAGCCCCGCTTCTCTATTACCTCTTGAAAGAATCAAGAAAGTGTGTGAAGAAATTGATGTTGAACTCATATCCGATGGTGCGGAGATGATACACGACGCACAAGCCGCCGCACAACAAGCCGCGCAAGAATGGACATGTCCGAAAAGTGGTGTGCCTATCGTGAACTTTGACTTAGATAATCCCGAATGGATATGTATTGACGAAGGCGAAGAAGCGTGGCGTGTATTAGTGAAACACGAATCCGAAGAAGGCGAAGTGAACGAAGTTGAATTGAGTCCTATGGATTACAACCTCGTTGCGGGTGATGCACTATTCTTTTCATGGAAAGGCATGAGCGTTCTTGAACGACACGAAATCATAGACTTGGCTGATAACCAAACACTACAAGATTCACTTATTGATGGGCGCGTATTTATCATGCCTACACAAAGAGATGGTATCATAATACCACCACATCTGCGAGGGCTAATTTTCCGAACTGACCGAGATGAAGAAGAATGAAGTTTGAAGACTTAGCAAGTGCTGTCTATGCTTCACAGACGGAACCTAACGGTAGTGCGCTTGCTGATTTATTCTCTAACAACTATGACCACGCGCATGACATAGTAATGATATGTTGCGCTAATCCAAGAAGTTCTATCAAACCTCATAATGTCGTTAAGATGTTGGCGAACTCTTACGGTCTATTCCCCGAAGAGTATGATGAATTAATGGAAGAACACGAAATGCCTACACTACTCGCAAGTGAATCACCACAAGATGTTGAATCCTCATTGACGCTACGAGAAGTTGTTGAATTGAAGGAGATGATTTACTGTGGTGAAGATGTCAACGCTGATATTATTTTCAATTCAATGAGTAAATTAAGCGCAATGGTATTTTGGGGTTATGCGTTTGGTAAGAATTGCTTATCGTATAAACGAATCATGCAAGCGATTGCGTCTGTCACGAAATATAAAACGAATCACCTTCAACGAATGCGCTCTATCATGCCAGCAGGTGAGATAATCCAGCGTGCGCTAAACGAAACGCTACCCGACGAATACACAATCCAACCCGCGTATCCTTTCAAAGCACCACACTACTCCCGATGGAACAGGTGGTCGCTCCCGTTCAAAAATACCCACTATGAAATTGTAAGAGGCAAGAGATACTTTGCACACAGGAGGGGAGATGCCGTCTTTTGTTTTGATTTAAACGCGACCCGAATTTCACGGTCGCCCGCGTTCAATGATACTAAGTTTGATTTTGTCTGCGAAATGGACTCGGCTGATAATGTAGTTGAATGGCTATACACAGGAAACACACCTACTCTATGGAAAAGAAATCGCAATGAGCGCGCCTTGAATCCTAAGAAAGTTGAAGACCGCGCACACTTGAGAGCGTTAGTTCAGTCTTTAGACGAAGGAGAAACGCTACGCCTCATAGATGCTGACCGACCATATTTCCATAGTGGAGCCGTAGGAGGATTTATTGTGCCGAGAAGAACATTTGATTTACCGTTATTGATACTTGGTGGATACCGTGATGGAGAAGGTATCCGCGTTAAGATTGCCGCGCTTGATGGGTTTGACCCATTCCCAATAGGATACGCGTTCATCAAAGCCGACGACATACCCGAACGACTGGCGAGATTATACGACGCTCAAGGTATGATGGATATAGACGAAGGACTCATCGGTATATTCCACGCACTATCATACGACCATGACACGAAAACGCTACGCGCACCTTACTTAACACGGATTGATACCACACTTGGACAATCCGACGCAATGCAGATTGGAGATTTGATGGAGAGGTAATCGTGGACGAAGACGCTTTCTTTCTTGGTTGGCTGGCGAGAGAATGCCGATTCCAATTAAGCGTTCACTTCGCTCCAAACACACGAATAGGATACCGAGTAGCAAGACGCGTGCTGGTATCACGAAAAGATGAACCCGCCCTCAACATGTGGCTATCCACGAAAGGTATCAACGCACGAATCCTCAAAGACCCCGAACTAATCCAACAACTAATACGAATACTCACCCCTGTCAAACAACATGTGGCCGACATAGACAACATGCTCAAAATGATACGCTTGATGGATTACAAAAAGCGGAACCCAAAACACGCAGACATAGAAGAAGTCATACGCCTAATAGAAGAAAGTGCTGATTGACGCTTCACGAAACTAATTATCAATATTATTATTTTATTACAATAAAAATAATTTACTTTATCTTTATAATAATAATATTATAATATCAATAATTCTGTATCCAAAATCGCTGGACTGAATGTATCCCTTATAAAGACCGCGTTAAACCTTGCTTGAAAAACATGCCCGAAAACAAACCGAAAACAATCGCCGATTTCATCGGCCACGATGACCCAAACTTGCCCCTCTTCTATCTTGACGAATGGACAAGTGATAGCCCCCAATGCCTTCTGTTCAGCGGACAGCCGGGGTTAGGAAAAACAACCGCCGCTTATCTAATTGCGAACGAATTGAATCTTGACCTCGTTGAGTTGAATGCCTCCGATGAGAGAGGCATTGATGCTGTTCGCAACAAGATAAAGCAGATAGTGTATAGCACCTCACCTTGGAATCAAACGCTGATTCTGTTAGATGAGTTTGAAGGAATGACCAAACCTGCTCAAGAAGCCTTGAAGCGCATGATGGAGAAAAGCAACTGCTGGTGGATTCTCACTTGCAATGATTTGTCTTCTGTTATACCTGCTATCAAATCACGCTGTGTTCAGTTTCACTTCAAGCCTTACAGCGTAAAACAAATACGCGCGTATCTTGAAACCTTAATTTCAGCACATGGTGTAATTGCAACGGATAGCCCCGAAGTGTTGCATTCATATTTTGGTGGCGACCTTCGCGCTATTGGTAATCACATACTAAGTGGCGCGAAACTTACTGAACATCAAACAGATTTTGATTCATTGACTCTTGACATAGCCGCTGGCGATTGGGAGTCAACACACAAAGCCATGCTTGACATGGTTCGCAATGGAGTATCATTACACATGGTGATGCTTGAGATTCATAAACATGTGAAAACCGTTGGGATTTCAACGGAACAATTATATACCTTCTTCGCTGTATGGGGTAATTTCGTGTTAAGAATGCACGCGTGGCCCCTTTCAAATGAGTCCTTCGTGGACTACTTTGTGGCTACCCTGCACACCGAAGACAAAAAAAATATGGAGGAATAAAATATGCCAAACCTAAACCCAAATGATGAAAATAAGAATGAACAAACAAACGCGGGTCTTCATACAGAAGTGGAAGAACGCCTCAAGTGGTGGGCTGAAAAGCACAGTAAGACACTTGATGATGCGACAGGTGAGTTTTACACTTACTTGAAAGCAGAACTTGGTGTTTCTAACCCTAATGATGAAGACGACGACTTCTTGATTGATGCCGCAGAAACCTTCGTTGTTGAGCGAAGAGTAATGTCGGGAACATCACAAGCAAACGCCATTGAACTTGCCGGATACTTTGTCGGTGTTGACCCTAAAGTAAGAGATGGACAAGAAAGAAAGCGCGCCCCTGCTGTATCAGCCGCTATTGAAGACCTTGATAATGCAATACAACAAGGACTTGTAGCACGCGCTTATACTCAAGATGGTGTATGGTATCTTGAGAAGAAAGACGGTGCAGTAAAAACTGATGAACCAGCAGACTTGAAGCCATGGTTCTTGTTTGAAGAGAATGGATTATCTATTGCTATCTTACAGAACAACCCTCAATGGAGTCGCTTTGGTGAACCAATCACACCTTACAGATGGCAACGCACATATTACTATCTTGGAAACGAGAAGAGTAATTTCTTGAATGACCAAAGACTACTGCGCATTACTGTGACATCAAGCAATCCCGATGAATGGTTCATTCCACAATTGTTTGCTGAATGCACATTAAGGGTGCGCGCTCAATCCGAGAATGTCAAACCCGAATGGGCTGATACATACAACAGTTTTGCATTACCCGGTGCAATCACTTTCGGTAATGACTTTGTTGAAGAGCATGTTCGTGGTGTAATTAAACCTTCTAAGTTGATACCGGAACTAAACTCATACATCAGCGACTTGTCAACACTTACCGAAGTATTTGAAACGCGCCAAGAAATAGTCCCCGGCTACAATCCAGTCGGACCTCTAATCTTTGTTCGTGCTAAGATAAGTGATATGAGAAAAGAAGCGCGTGAGTCGGAATGGGACCCAACAGGTCATGACTACTCAATGAGCCTAACTTCCTTTGACCTCGCAAGAACATTTAACGGTGGCCTTCGCCAAAACTTACCGTGTTATATCCACGGACTACTTGGTGATGAAGGACACCCATTTGATTATGCGACAGAAGAAGGTTGGAAACCATACGCTGTGAAGTCAACCGTTATTGTCTTTGGACGATTAGCGGTGCGCGCCACAGACGATGGACCAACACCTTCTATCAAGACATTCGGTGTATTCGCTGTTCCAAGACTTGCTATTCCAGCAGGTGAAGGCGGCGAAACATCAACAAGCCAATACGGAGAGTGAAAAAAATGCCAAACCTAAATGATTTAAAGAAAGAAGCCAAGAAAGATGAACAAAGATTTGACCCAGCAACAGGAGAAACAACTCCGGTCGCTTCGGTTGATGAAACCGTTGAATACAACGGTGAATTGAAATCAACACCGAAACCAATAGCCCAATCAGTATGGGACGAGATAGTTAGCGCAGGTGAAACTGTGCCTAACAACATGATTCTATGTGGTCTTGTTGGACCGGAAGGAGTTGGTAAGACAGGTATTGTTCTTGACAGCATGACCGATGAAGAAAAGAAGCGCGGAGATGTAATCTTTGTTCTTGACTTCGACGGTGGAGGACAGACAACTCGCGTGACTCATCACAAAGAACACGCTAACAATATCCGTTGTCTTAATCCAAATGTAATGTTTGAAACATTTGATGAAGACGGGGAGATTCGTGAAGCCATTGATTATCCAGCAACACACAGGAGAGTTATGAAGATTGGACAAACGCTTGTTGATTGGGCGGCTAAGCCCGGCGACAAACCAAAACTGCATTCTGTTCTGTTTACAGCGATTGACTTATGGGACGAGGTTGCGAAGAACTGTATGTTCATTGAAGACTTAGGAACTGCACCCGATGG